CGTCGGTCCTCGCGCACGAGGCTGCGTCTGATGCCCGCGCCGCTGGGTGGGGCAACGAGCCCGAGTCCTATGCCTACGTGTTCTGACCGAGAGAGGAGGCCCCGTGGCTCTGACCGCCGTAGAGGCCGCCAAGAAGGTCGAGACACTGTGGGCCGAGTTGTCTAACCGACAGTCCGAGATCCAGAAGTTCGAGCATTACTTCGACGGCAAGCAGCCCCTCTGCTATGCGTCCGATGAGTTCCGCGAGTTCCATTCCAACCGGTTCGCCGGCTGGTCTGACAACTGGTGCGGCGTCGTCGGTTCGGCGGCCCCGGAGCTGACTGAGTTCGCGTCTATCCGCCTGGGCGACGACGCGGACGACATGAGCGCCGACGAGCGCGAGTTGCTGCGTGACTGGAACCGGCTCGAGGGCCCGGCACTGTCGGCTCAGGGCTTCCTGTCGGGCGCGGTCACGAAGCGATCATTCGCGCTGGTGTGGGGCAAGCCGGGCACGGATGACGAGCCGGTGATGACGTGGGAGCACGCGTCGCAGGCGATCGTCGGCTATGACCCGGAGACTCGCCGCCGCGTGGCTGGGCTTAAGGCGTGGCGCGATGACGACATGGAGTTCGCCACCCTGTACCTCGACGATGAGGTGTGGAAGTTCCAGCGCAAGCCGGCGACGACGTCGACCCTGATCCTCCCGGCGTACTTCACGCTCGAGGGCGGCTGGGAGATGCGCGAGGGTGTCGAGAAGAACCCGATGCCGAACCCGCTCGGCGTGGTGCCGCTGGTGGAGTTCCCGAACCGTCCGCGCCTGGGTCATGGCCCAATCTCGGACATCGAGGGCACGGTGGCCGCGCAGGACGCGATCAACCTCATGTGGGCTTACCTGTTCGGCGCCGCTGACTACGCCTCGATGCCTGCTCGTGTCGTCATGGGTCAGGAGCCTCCGAAGGTTCCGATCTTGGACGAGAACGGGCAGAAGATCGGTGAGCGAGCGGTCGACTCGGACAAGTTGACCCGCGGCCGGATGCTGTGGCTCACGGGTCAGAACACCTCCATCGGGCAGTACGACTCGGCCAAGCTCGACATCTTCACGGGCGTCATCGACACGCTCGTCAAGCACGTTGGCGCGCAGACGAAGACGCCGCTGAACTACCTGGGCGCGTTGGCGAACGTCAACGGCGAGACGCTGGCCGGGCTCCGCACGCCGCTGCACATGAAGGTGCGCGACGGGCAGAAGCACCTCAGTGGGCCGCAGCGTGAGTTGTTTCGCCTGCTCGCCCTCGCCCGTGGTCAGTCCACGGTGGCAGAGGCGTGCCGTACTGCCGTCATCGGGTGGAAGAACCCGGAGACCTCCAGCGACGCGCAGACCTCCGATGCCGCGCTGAAGGACCGCGAGATCGGTTGGTCGTCGGCGGGCATCCTCGAGCGCCGCTACGGCATGTCACAGCCTGAGATCGACCGTGAGATTCAGCGGCGCAGGGCTGAAGCACTTGACCCGGTGACGCAGCAACTCCTCGACGACATGAGCCCCCCGGAGGCGCCAGATGCTCCGGTCGGCGAGTAGCCACTACGCCCGCTCCGCCCTCCTGGCCCGTCGTGCCGGCATCGCCGCCGGATCGGCACCCAACGCGCTCGCCCTCGCGTCGATCCTGACCGTTCACCAAGCAACTCAGGCGCGAATGTCTGAGCAGTACGTGGCCGATGTGCTCACCGAGCAGGGCACCGACGTGACCCCGTCCGGGTCGCTGGTGCCGCTGGCGTTCACGACCGACGGGCGCATGTTCTCCGACATGGCGGCCAAGGCTACGAACGTGGGCCGCCTCGTCGAGTCACTGGTGCAGGACGCCGGTCGATCCGCTGAGTCCGTCGCATCCGCAGCCCGCCCGCTCGTGGGCCACGCCCGATACCTGTCCCCGCCGTCGTGCTCACGGTGCGCTGTCCTAGCGGGCCGCGTCTACCGATACTCGGACGGTTTCAAGCGCCACACGAACTGCGACTGCGTGATGATCCCGGCCGCCGAGGATGCCGCGCCGGGTCTCGTGTCCGACCCGACCGACCTCATCCGCGAGGGTAAGGTCACGGGCCTGTCCAAGGCCGACCTACGGGCCATCGTCGAGGACGGCGCCGATCTCGGGAAGGTCGTCAACGTGCGCCGGTACTCATCCGGCCTGCGGGAGTCGGGTCGCACCCTGGCTCGCGCCGGGAAGTTGACGCCCGAGGGCATCTACCGGCTGGCGTCCGACCGCACCGAGGCCGTGACCATGCTGCGGCGCTTCGGCTACTTGACGTAGCCCCACATTCCCCCCGACGGCGCAAGGCCGCTGGGTCTACCCGCAATGGGAGCAGCAACCATGTCCGAGACCACCACGGCCACAGAGACCGCCACCGTCGACCAGTCGACTGCCGACGGTGCCGCACCCGAGACGGGCGCGGAGTCCGCCGCCGTGACCGAGGGCGCACCCGCCCTGGGTGACGCCGGCAAGAAGGCCCTCGACGCCATGAAGGCCGAGCGCAACGAGGCCAAGGCCGAGGCCAAGAGGGTCGCGGACGAGTTCGCCGCGCTCAAGGCTCAGGTCGAGGGCAGGCAGGCCGAGCACGAAGCGCTGCAGAAGGCGCGCGAGGTCGAGACGGCCGCGCTCGCCAAGGCGAACGAGCGCATCCTCAAGGCCGAGATCAAGGCCGCATCCGCGGGCAAGCTCGCAGACCCGCTCGACGCGCTGAAGTTCCTCGACCTCGGACAGTTCGAGGTCGGCGACGACGGCGACGTCGACTCAGGCGCCATCGCTGCGGCGATCGGCGCACTCATCGCAGACAAGCCCTACCTCGCAGCGCAAGGCGGCGGGCGGTTCCAGGGCAGCGCGGACGGCGGCACTCGCAACGACGCCACCAAGCCCGTGCAGCTCACCCGCGACGACATGACGCGGATGACACCTGAGCAGATCGACGAGGCTCACAACAAGGGCCAGTTCGACGACCTGCTCGGGGCCAAGAAGTAACCCCCACCCCACCAAGCACAGAAAGAGGTAGCCGTCATGGCTGTCACCAACTTCATTCCCGACCTGTGGTCGTCCCGACTGCAGGTCGCCCTCCGCAAGAACGCCGTCGCCGGCAACCTCGTGAACCGCGACTACGAGGGCGAGATCAAGCGTCAGGGCGACTCGGTCAAGATCACGTCCATCAACGACGTGACGATCGGCACCTACACCGTCCACACCGACATCACCGTCGAGGACATCGACGACGCGACCCGCTCGCTCGTCATCGACCAGGCCCGATACTTCGCGGTCGAGCTCGACGACGTCGAGAAGGCCCAGCACGTCAAGGGCGGCGGCTCCCCGCTCGCGCAGGCCGTCGACAACGCCGCGTACCAGCTCCGTGACGTCGCCGACGCCTTCCTCCTGGCCGCGATGAACACCGCGACGCAGGGCACCGCGAACGACCTCGGGACCGTCGCCATCCACACCACGGCGCGCAACCTCTACGACTCGTTCGTGGACCTGTCCGTGACCCTCGACGTCGACAACGTGCCCACTGAGGGCCGCTTCGCCGTCGTCTCCCCCGCTCTGCACGGGCGACTGCTCAAGCTGACCGAGTTCATCGCGGCCGGCGACGACAAGGGCGCAGCCACGCGCGGGAACGGCTACATCGGTGAGGTCGCCGGCCTGTCGCTCTACAAGAGCAACAACATGCCGGCCGTGACCGACGTCGCCGCGACCGGTGGCCTCGTGATCGCCGGCTACCGCGGCGCCACGACCTTCGCCGAGCAGATCGTCTCCGTCGAGGCGGCCCGCATGGAGAAGCGCTTCGCCGACATGGTCAAGGGCCTGCACGTCTACGGCGCGAAGGTGGTCCGTCCCACGGGCCTCGCCGTGGTCGAGTTCGACGCCACTGCCTGATGAAGGTCGTGCACCCGACCGACCCGTGGCGCAACAAGAACATCCCCGACGAGATGGCTGAGAAGTTCCTCGCGGGGGGATGGACGGTGTCCGAGTCCAAGCCCAAGGCGCCCGCCCGTCGGGCACCGAAGAAGTAGCCATCGAGCAGGAGGTCCGTCGTGGCCCTTATCCCCCTTGCGACCACGGCGGACCTCCAGACTCGGGGTGTCGAGGTTACCGACAGCACTCGCGCAGACGAGGCGCTGCACGCGGCGTCTGAGGCTGTGCGGGATGCTGCCGGTTGCCCCATCTCGCAGACGTCGGCGACGATCAGTGTCCCGGCGCCGCCGCCGTGCTCGCAGTGGCTGGACCTTCCCGGCCCTGTGACGTCTGTCGAGTCGGTGCTGGTCGACGGCGAGGCCGTGACGACCTATGTGCGTCAGGGTTCATCGCTGTGGCTGTCCGATGGTTGGCGCCGCACCTGGGAGCCGGTGAACGTGGACGTCGAACTGACGTTCGGGCTTGCTGAGGTTCCCGGCGACATCGTGTCTCTCGTGTGCGACCTCGCGCACGCTTCGATGCTGCAGGACGCGCCGGCCGTTGGTCTCGCGTCCGTGGCGATCGACGACTACCGCGAGTCCTACGCGACCGGCTCCGATGCTCAGGTGTCGGTGCTCGAGATCCCTGAGCGCACCCGCGCCTGGCTGCGTCAGCGGTTCGGCGCTACGGCGTTCGTGGTGCGTGAGCGCCAGTGAGGGCCGCCGGGGCGGTCGCTCGTGGCCGTCGTGCCGCCGAGTCGATGATGGTCGACACCTGCACCATCACGCGCGCCAGCGCTGGCGCCCCCGTGGTTGACAACAACAGCGGGACCGTGACCCCAGCGGCCCCCGCGACGATCTACGCAGGCCCGTGTCGCGTGCAGCTTCCCGACGCGGTCGAGAAGGCCGAGGAGGCGGGCGGCGACGCACTGAGCGTGCAGGCGGCGATCATCTCACTACCCGTAGCAGGCTCCGAGGCTGTGGCGGTGGGTGACGTCGTGACGGTCACTTCCGCCACGTTCGACGCGGACCTGGCCGACGTCGACTATGTGGTGCGCGGGTTGCACCGCAAGAGCCACGCCACTGCGCGCCGGCTCCGCTGCGAGGAGGCGAACTGATGTCCGCTGACGCCGATTTCTCGCAGATGCGCGCCCTCGCTTTCGACCTGGGCAAGGCGCAGGCGACCGTGTTCCCGAAGTTCCGCGCCATCGTGCAGAAGAC